TGAGCTCCGACGAACTCGTAGACTCCAGTCTGTGACTTAGCGATAGATAGCCACGGAGGCTCTGACGAATTGAATTGCACGTTACCTGGTGTCCCTTGATGACTGTCTTGGATGCCGTGTTCAGTCACAGCTCCAGACGATGACGAGTCAGAATTGCTTCCGACGATACCTTCGATCTGTCCGAGTGATCCGAGAACCACAGGAACTTGCATGTCATTTCCATCCAGGAAAGACACGAGAACCATCGAGCCTTCCATCATTCCAGTAGGACTGTCTCCGACTCCAGAAAGAGCAGCTGATGAGATGCCTTGGATTGGAAGTGCCCATGGAAGAGCTTCAGTCGGTATCAGAGTCTTGTCGTCAGTGTGAACACCGAAGATCCGAACACGGAGGCGTCCTCTTTGCTGAGGATCATTCCTCGATTCAACAACACCAACACGCCATTTGACGTTTTCTCCAAATGACGACGGAATGATTCCTCTCACTTGATCACCTCTATCTGTTTGCTGACTGAGTCAGAGAAAAGTCTCACAGTCGCGTAGTAGTGTCGATCAGCAGCGAACTCGTGCTTTATCGATTCGATTATGTACTTTCCGCTGTAGTACTCGTCGAACATCTGTTTCGTCTGTCGAGAGATGTTTCTGAATGCTGGAATGTTGATCTCGTATTTCTGTCCGATGCGAAGTCCGAAGTGTCCAGGAAGAACACCTTCGACTACGAGCTGTTCAGTCTGTTGCCATTTCGATACGTGGAGATGAACGTAGTCGTTGATCTTCGCTGTCGGATCCATGTCTGAGAACAGACCGTCATGAGAAGCGAGAGACCTCCAGTGAGACGGTTCATCGTATCCGAGCATTCCTTCTCTAACGAAAGGAAATCCGTTGAGATGCTTCGACTCAGGAAATTCGTGCAGGTAGTTGAATTCGTTCGACTCGAGAGTTCTTGCGAAGAGATTGACCTGAGTGACCTCGTTGCTGTACATCCCGTTCATCAGATTTTCGATGTAGTCAGTCGTCTTTATCACTCTGAAGTCTTCGAAGGCGAGAAGATGTGATGGCATACGTGGATCAGACTGGAGAGTCGGAATTCCGTTCTCGACAGTCGGACGACCAGACTTGATTACCATCTCGCCTTTTGTCTTGTTCGATGCTTCGTCATAGAAGAAATCGAGAGGTGCCAACGTGAGCTTCTGGTTTCGTTCTTGGAAGATCACGTACGGAGAGTACGAATGGTCCTCTCTAGCAGAGACTGAACGAGATGCGATCCACTTCAGAGCGTGAGCTGGTCTCCAGTTCGGAATGATGCAGCTGAGTTGATTGCTCGTCGAAGAGTAGTCGAGAGTGAGACTGTCTCCAGGAGTCGTGAGGTAGTTGTCGATGATGTCTTTTGCAATGTCCTCAGACTTCGTCTTCTGGTAGGCCTTGCTGATCTTCCTCATAGCAGAGAGGATACCAATGCCTGTGACGAAGTGGATCCTGTACGAAAGAGATCCGAGTGAGATAGGAGCTCGATCAGAAACCTTCGTGACGTAGAAGACGAAGTCCTCGATGTCGTTGAAGCAGTCTCTGATCGTGAATTCGATCTTCTCACCGCCGATGATAGGCAGGAAACTCGGTACGTTCGCAGTATCGACACAGACAATCTCACCTGTGACGTACGGAAGCATCTTGTCTTCGAAGATCACGATCGACACGACTTTGTCGATGAATTCTTTTCCTGCGATCTTGCAACTCTTATATTCGTAGTCTCCAGGCGAGGTCATCTTGCGAGTCGTGACTAGCGGAGTGTTTTCGTATGAGGAGATCTCTGACATGCATTATTTTACATCCTGCAGATCCACAGAAGACGGGTGAGTTCTTTCTGTGGACCGGATTAGGATACTATTATGGCCGGATAGAAGGTTCTCCACCCGGCCACTGAGAATTTCTAAGAATAGAAACGTGAGTAAGCTTTATTCGGATCCGCTTTCAAATTTGTGATTTCGTCCATGACAGAGTACATCTTCTCACGCAGAGCTTTGAGTTCGACCTCTTCGTCTTCTGTAGGTTCGCGACCTCCGAACTGTCGAGATGGATCTGACAGTTCGAGTTCACTCACGAGATGTTGAAGACGTTCATTCGCTTCGTCTAGCCTTGTGTAGCTCATGCTGCTTTCTCCGTGTTTGAGCTGTTAATAAGCTTGTTCTGTCTCTTCGCTTCGCGACGCAGAAGAACCAAGATCTGTTGCTTGCACTCTTCTTCTGTAACAAGTCCGTGCGGCATACCAGATAGATCGTATCGCCGAATGTATTTGAGGAAAGATCGCTTGTAAGCGTTTCGATTCGTCCAGAGAAATAGCGCTCTGCTGATCACATTCGGATCGATGTCACGATGAAGACGTACGAGATCTTCGAAGATCCCGATCTTCAACGGAACGACTTTATCGGCAGTCCAAGCGAACGCATCTCGATAGTGCCACTTAAAGAACTCGATCAGAGCCATCGCATGTTCGAATTCAGTCTTCTTCTTCGCGTTCTTCTCTTCTTTCCTTCTAGCCAGTTCTCGCTCAGAAATCGATTTGACCTTCTCCATGAGAGAATTAAGCCTGTCGATTTTCTTCGTCGGATTTCCAGACTCAGGACATACGAGAGCTGTTTCGAGAATTCCAGCGTGCTTCTCGACAAAACGAGCGAGAGACTTGATAGACTGCAATTCGTCATGAGTGATCATGCTACTTCTCCGTGTTTGTTTGACAGATTTAGAGTATCAAACGTTCACGGAGAAGTAAACTCATCTTTCGTCAACCCAGCAAAGAATTTCGCCTCGAAACGGATTGACAGCAGTCATCGAGGAGTCTACAGCGTACTCGACATCAAACCGTTCACACGTCCTCTTCGCCAGCCATGCGACGAACACGTACGGAAGCAACTTTATCCACCAACTGAACATCAACCTATCCCTGCTTTGAACTTTTCCGCTTCGAGAAGCGTTTTCAATTTCCAATGACGCTCGTTAATCTGATGGATGATCTCGTTGAGGATCTTCTCCATCTCTTTGAGACACTCGATCTGATAACGGAAGTACTTCAGCTCGGTGTCAGCCTTCATCCACATCGGCAGTTCGCCTTTGTTGATGTTGAAGTTCTGCGGGTTCTTCTTGTAATCCTCTGCAGATCCACGACCTGTGTAGTAGAGGTTCTTCTTGAACTCGAGATCTTCGTATTCCGTGTTTACGTCACGCATCTTCATCCTGGTGCGCAACAGTCGAACATAGTACTTATTGTGGAGAATTGGTCCGCGCTTGATCTCAGCTGCTACGTCTGACGGAAACAGAGAGTCTACTTCCCACTCAGCGACGAGAGCTTCGACTTGGACCTGGAATTTCGATTTCTTTTCTTCTGTCATGTTGCCTTGTTACAGTTTGAGTCCGACGATGTTGACTGCGTCTTGACCTCTATACTGGTCTACTTCCATGTTCTGGAAAAGCAGAGTAGCAGTACATGTAGCTGGTTCAGAACTACCTGTGTCGAGATCGAGGCCGTCTAAACTCTGTATAAATCCTCCGGTGAACCTGAAAGAAACTGAAGATTTTTGATGATTGTCGAAGATGTTGATCGTGAAGTCTTCGAGAACTGTCGACAAGAGCTCGGTCTCGTCGTAGTAACGACAGCGTACCAACCACTTCAGACATTCGAAGTAGTTCGTCATGTCTTCGTCCACGATGAACGTAGCGACAACAGGATCCGGACGAAACTTCATACCAGGAATGTTAAACTGCTGGTTCGGAAAATCGACACCAGTCTCGAGAAACGAGAAGCCAGGAAGTCGAAGACGCTTCGTCTTGAAGCTCACCTTCGCAAGACTGTTGATGACGAGCTGATGTGTGTTTCCGTTAAGATTGTTTAGTTCGACGTTAGACTGACTCATGCTTTCCTCCGTTGTCTTTTCCAGAAGAAGGCGTGTACTTCAGGATATCTTCTTCGAATGCCATTTCGAACATGCCGGCAACGTCTTTCTTTGCACGATCCCAGTCTTCGTACGAATGAGCCATCAGGTTCAATGCGCACTCGACGAACTTCCGAGACTGACGCTCCATGTAGTCAGTTCGTTCTTCATCTTCTTCGACGAGCATCTCAAACTCTTCTTCATCGAGGATTGCTCCGTCGAGTTCGTTCTGACTGACAAGTTTCTCGTACGCGAAACGAGACTTGAGACTGCTGAGAGATCTCTTCGATTTCTCAGCAATCTCCTGTTTTGCATTTCTGCTGTTCCATCGAGCTCCGAACATCATTCCGAAACCGAAAATCGAGAAGTAGAGAACTATTGCAGCTGGGATGTAGAAGACGATGGAAGACATGTTACCTCACGTGAATTTCTTCAGAAGAAGGAATCCGAACCGAAGTTCGAACTCCTCTTTTTCTGTAAGCTTGCTGAGCTTAAGCTTCCGGAGCAACCTTCGGCCGACGACCACCGCGTCGTTTCTTAGGCTGTTCAGGTGTACCTTCAGCAGGAACGGTAGAAACGTCAGGAGGAGTTTCATCCTCTCCGTCTTCGAGAGGCTGGAGGCTTTCTCCGAGTCCGTCGAGGAAGTCAGCAGGTGCTGCATTCTTCTTTTTCTCGACAACAAGCTTTTCAGGTACGTTAACGAGATACTCTTCCCGAAAGATGTACGCACCGACTTGTCCTTCGACGGTGAGCCTCCGATCTCCTGCATACTTCCGGACGAGGTCCAGATCGAGGTCCAGAGTGCCTTCAGTCGCAGCATAGACGATTTCAGCATCGTCTTTGTCCATACGATTCGTGAACCGAATGTAGAGTTCTTCCTTCTTCATTCGAGAGATATCGCTACGGAAGAGATACTCGACGAACTTCGAGAGGTACTTTTCGAGAGACACTGAAGCATGATCGTCTCTTTTGATCAACGCATCCGAAGGCTTTCCTTTGACTCCAGCGTGCTTCGAACCTTCGAAGTTCAGCCAGATGAGGATATCCGTCGGATAGTTTGCTTGTGCGTCCTTGCTTCCTGCAAGGAATTTTCGTAGTTGTGACATTATGACTCCTTCAGAGTTGTTTGTCTATTTTTGTCAGAACACGTCTATCGTTCTTTCGAGGACTTCTCGACGAGGAACGAAATCAGCGAGGCGAGAGATGTACTGAGGACACCTGAGTTTCGTGATCAGATCGACGAGATCTCGTTTCGGAGGATCCACGTTGAACTGGTCGATCACGAGTTCACGAAGTGACGTAGGTATCTGCGTGAGGTCGATGAGACGCTTGTTTCTCTTGTAGTTGCGAAGAACTTCTTCTGAGAAGATGCCAGAGAACTTCATCGAGAGGATTTCGGCTTCAGGATCTCCGGAGTCTACAATGCGATCAACGACAGGCTGACGGAGCTGACGCTGACGTTTATTCGGATCCATGAACGTATCATCATCCGAAAGAATGTTCGGAACTCCGTCACCAGAATCACCACGGACGACGAGAGTGTGCCAGAAGGTTTTGCCATTGTCCACCATCATCTTCTTGATCGGATTGTAGCATTTCACGTTCGGAAATCGTGTGAGCTGTGCGATGTCCTTATCTGCTGAAATCACGAGATGTTTGCCAGGAGTCATTGCGACAGCTGCGAGGAGATCATCGCCTTCTGCTCCACGAACACGAAGGCACTTGTACGGACCAGCTGTCGAGATCACGTCCCAGAATGCGTGGATGTTCTCATAGATCTCGTGCATCGGACTTTCAACGTTGTTGTCGACGTCTCTGATACGAGCGAGTTTTCGCTGACCTTTGTAGTGCGGAAAGATCTTGTTACGCCACGAGTTGGAGTCATTGCAGAGAACGAGTTCTCCGAACTCTTGACGCCATTCAGAATTGTAGAAACGAAGTTTGCCGAGAAGAATGCCATTCGCAGTTTGAGCGATGTTCTCTCCTTTGCCTTGCGCTACCATCATTGAAGCTGATGACACGTTTGAGAAGTCTACCAGTATCGCCACGTTGTGGTTTCCTTTGTTTAGAGTTTGAATGTATCAAACGTGAAACAGAAGAGAAACTGTTAGTTGCATACGAATGCTTTGCCAGCACACTCTTTTCCGAAGCCGAGTTGGATCGAAACTGGATCTGTGAGACGTCTTGTGCATCGTGCGCATCGTCCTTCATGGAAGAACTCCAGTTCAGACGGAAGCTTTCCAGTTTCGAGATGATCGAGAGACCACTTGAAAGCTCGGACTTGGATGTCGTCGAGAGTTCGACCCGACTTCGAAGCTACGAAGAAACGTCTCTTCTGGATCGTTCCGACGAACTCGTATCCAGAACCAAGAACTGAGACGTAGAACAGATCTGGATGCTTCTTCTTCACTTTGTAGGTGAACCGTTCTCCAGTCTTACGAGAACGAAGAGTGAAGATTGACTTTCCGCCGTAGATGAAACGACAGATCTCGGAGTGAGATGTCATCTGCATTATGCTGCTTCCTTGTTATTCTGGTTCGGAACGAAGACGAGATTGATCGAAGCGGGTATCAGTTTTCGGAGATCTCGAAGATGCGACTCGAATACGACGTCTGTAAAATGCATCTGGTCGTAAGGAAGTTCCGCAATCTGTCGAATTGCAGTCCAGAAGTCTTCGTTGATCCAGTTCCAAGGAAAACTGAAATCTACTATCAGTTTCGACTTCTCGTTGAAGCGAAAGTAGATATTCAGCTGAGAGATGCGAAAACTAGAGCATTTCATTGATTCTGACCTTGTTGATATTGAATATACCTTATCAAAGAATCAATGAAACGTAAACTAAAAAGTTTCAGTCGAGAAACAGAGTCAGACCTTCTACACTGGCCTTCGCGCGAACAGCGGAAACTCCATACTTGCTAGCGATGTAGTAATTGATCTCGTGACAGAGAGCCTGATCGATTCCGAGTTTCGACCTGTCACGAAACGTTTCTTCAACATCGTCTACGATCTTCTGAATTTGTTCTTGTGTCACGTTCATTGCTGCACTCGTTTCTCATCATAGATGCGAAAGACTCCATCGTAAGAGTCTCGTTCTGCGATAGGAGTGAATATCTCGCGTCCGAAACCGATGCTGCTAACAGGCTTCACTTCCCAGAGAACATACGAATTTTCGCGTCTTGTGATCTCATACCGTTTTGTCATGTCGTCTCCTTATTCGATTTCGTAAGGCGGCTTACCTACGTATTTCCAAGCTGAGAACTCGTCCGCTGGATAAGCGTTGAATTCTGCTATCCATGGATACACACTAGGAGTGTGCATCGTCCACCAGACGAGATAGTATTCCCATCCGCAGCCGTTGTTTCGAGCTACGAGGATCTCAGTTCCGTCTCGAGGAGCGTCGTCCATGTCTTTCCAGTCAGCGTCGAATTGCTCACTCATTTGCGTAACGCCTCCATGAACCATTTCGGAAAGAATGTCGGCCAGTCATTCAGGAGTCGATCGAAGCATCCGTCGATGATGTACGAGTGCGAGTAGTCTTCTTCGTGACGAGTTCCACGACCAGCTGCTTGAACGATAGTCCGAATGATACCTTGGTTGAGCATCTCAGGATTGTGTTTCGAGATGTACTTGATTCTCGGATCTCCGAATGACGGATAAGGAACTTTCGCGATAATGTTCAGTCTGCAGAGATCGTCTTTACCGTCGACGCCTGCTGTGAGAGAAGGAGAAGCAACGATCTGTTTCTTTCCAGCGGAGAGATAATCGATAGCTGATGCAGCAGATCGTGGAACTTCGATCTTGTTCTTCGACTGACGAGCGATCTCTTCTGCACGCTTGTATGATGCAGAGTGGATGATCGTGTTCGCGTCGTACTGTTCGAACATATCATCTACGAACTTCACTGTCCGTTCGATATCTGCTTTCTCGTTCTTCGCAGACATCCATGAGACAGGAGAGAAGAACACTTCTCGACGATCAGCATCGATAGCATGATCGATCTCGATACCTACCCAGTCCTGACCTTCGATGCCAAGTTCTTTCACATATCCTTCGAAGCCACAGACTGTAGCAGACATGTGTAGAAATCGATCAGCTTTCGTGAAGAACATCTGAGGTGCGAATTCTCGAGCATAGATCGGACGAATGAAGATGTTCTCGTTGTCGACAACCTTGACCATCTTGGCTCTGGAGATCATCAGAGCTTTGCTTACGTTCGCTTTGAACTTCGAGAACTCTCTGTTTGTTGGACGAAAGTCTGCTTGTCCGGCGAGATTGTCGACTCGTTCTTGATAGGAGTCCATATCGATATCAGCGAGGAAGTCAGTGTCCATGAAGTCGAACACGTCTCCGTCTCGCTGTTCAGCTACGAACCGAGCTACCTTTGCCCATTCAGCCATCACGCGATCGGTGTCACCTCGGAAGATCAGAGACAGTTTGTTGATGTCTATTGTAGACATCCGCAGTTCAGCTTGAGAAGCAACCACGTTCGCGAGTTCGTGACACTCATCGAGAACTGCAAGATTGAAACGGAACGGTGCGAGTCCGTAGAAGTGCGCATTCGTGATGCTGATTGGACCAGATTTGAATGCCATCAGAGCAAGACGATAAGGACACGCTTTCACGCACTGATCTTCAGTCTTCACACGATTGATGATGCAACCTTCAGTTCCTTTGTTCTCTCCGATGGAACACGTGTACGAAGGATCTTGCGCATTTCGAATGTCGCGAAGGAATGGAAAGTCTCGACGATACTGACCTTGGAGGTACTTCGTGATAGTCGTCATCACGGACTTATGAGGAGTTTCGATCGTCGAGATCACGTCATTG